ACTAAAAGAAAGCCAAAGAGTAAATCATTTTGGGAGGAATAAAGAATGATATTTATAGCTGGAAATACTCCAAGTTCTAAAAATAGTAAGCAATTTGTAACTTTGAAAAGTGGGAAAACATTATTGATAAACTCTAAAACAGTACAAAAATATATAAAAGAGTCTAAGGCAGATTGGTTAGTCAATAAAAATGAGTTTCTAAAAATGTTGAAAGGTAAGGAAAAGCCTTATAAAATTGAACTTTACTTCATTAGGGATAGTAAAAGGAGATTTGATTATATCAATGCAGCACAGATAATTTTTGACTTGATGCAAGAATATGGCTACATAGAAGATGATGATTCTACTAATATAATTCCAATTTTTAAAGGTTTTGAAGTTGATAAGGTTAGAACTGGACTTAAAATTGATATTTTATAGATTAAAGGAGGAATAAATGGTAATTAAAAAAATAGAAACAAGAGATTATTTAAGAACTTTCATAACTAAAGTTAATAAAGAAGCTGGAGTTATTTATAATGCTAGTAAATTAAACAGCATAAAAGAATGTGAAGATTACTTATTAAATCTAGTTAAGAATCTAAGGCATAATAAGCAAGATAACAAGGCTTATGTTAAAGAAATTGATAGTTTAAAAGAAGAAATAAAAATTTTAAATACTAACAATAAAAGACTTGAGTCTGAAAAAATGTTCTATATAACACAAGCAGATGAAGCTAAAAAAGCAAGAGAGAAAACAGAAAAAGATAAAGAATATTATTCATTAGAATCTAATTTGTGGAAAGAAGATTTTTTTAAAGAAAAAGATAAACACGATTCAATAAAAGCAAGGTTAAAAGACTTTATGGTTATAATTATTGGATTAGGTATAATTTCAATTGTGGAAGCTGTATCAATAGTTATTTTAGCTTGGAAGTGATTAGTAAAATGATTAAATATAACATAGAAATAAAATATTTGCTAAATGGTATAGAAGAAACTAGAAATATGTATTATAAAGCTATTGATTTTTTAAATGATGAGCAACAAGAGGAAGTTGTTCAGGATTTTATAAACAATCTAAAAAATTTTTATGGAATTGATACCATATTAGAAACACATATCTGGGAGCATGGCAAAGATAAAGAAAGAATTAATTTAAATAAACTTAAAAACTATAAAGCATTAGCTTATGCAAATCCAATAGCTCAACTTGGGAAAGTAAAAGAAGAGTACCAGGAACTATTAAATGAAGTTGAGATAAAAAATGATGATTTTAGATATGTTAAAAACAGGGATAATTTTGTTGCTGAAGCATTAGACTTAGTAACTGCTACTGTAAATTTATTGTTGTTATGTAAAGTTACAGACTTAGATTTTAATAAACATTTAGAAAAATTGAATGCTTATAGAAATGGAAAGTACAAAAAATGAAGAGGTGGAATTGGTGAAAAAAGAAGAAATATATAAAATCATAGATGAAAGGGTAGAAACAAAAATTAAAGATTTAAAAAATATAAATAATTTAAAATCTCCATATAGGAAAGTTGAAGTTATTTTAAAAAACTATAAAAACTTTCAAAAAATGGTAGATTCTTTAAAAGAACAATTAAATAATATAGAAATAGTAAAAAAAATAAATTCTGATTCCACTAAGCCAGTTGGATATGTTGATTATAAGCCTGATATAGAGAAAAAGGAGTATATAAGAGATAAAATAAATGATGAAATATTGATATATACAAATAGAATTTTAAAAACAGAAAATGCTCTAAAATTTATAAAAAAGGATAAATATTATAAAATAATAGAATTAAAATATTTTGAAAATTATTCTGCTGAAGAAATTTGTAATGAATTAAATATCAGTGAAAAAACATTTAGAAGTCATAGAAATAGGCTAATTGATAGTTTATCATTATATTTATTTCCTAAAGAAATTTTAGAAGATTTTTAAAATTTTACCGTTTTCCTCCCTGTTCATTCCCTTTTATATGTGATATACTATATATAATGAAAAGTCTAGGCAAAGAGATGTCTAGGCTTTTTTTATGTTTAAATTAGTGGTAGTTTTAGTAGTTTTTTATTAAAAAATACCACTAGTCAAAATTTAATTAAATATAGATAAATTCATAGTTTTGATAGTAGTAAAAATTCTAAAAAAATTGTAAAAAAGTTTATATTTTTTTTGAAAAAACACTTGCAAAAATCAAAAGATTATGTTATAATAAATACATAAGGAGGTGAAAAGATGAATAAAAAGAAGAAAAATGAGAAGAAAGGAGGAATAGAAAAAAAAGAGCTACTACAAATGATAATCTTAATACTCGAACTGCTGGTCGTAGTAATTGAGCTAATAAAGATAATCATAGAGTAATAGCTAAGCAGTTGAGGGATAACAACCCTCCCTGCTTAAACATTATATCAATTTTTATTCATTAAATCAATGAAAAATATATCAATTTTAACATTATCAATAATAGTATCAATACTTATATTAGTAAATTTTTACTTTAGAAACTTACTATTAGCTGTAATTATATTGATATTATGTATTTATAATTTAATTAGATGGATCAAGTTAAAAAATAAAAGGAGTTGATTATGGCATCTGGTGGAGCAAGAGAAGGAGCTGGAAGAAAAAAGTTAGATGCAAGTAAAAAGAAACTTAATAAAACTTTTAGAATTGATCCTCAGCTTTTCAAAGAAATAGAATTAAAATATCCAAATGAAAAATTTACAACTATAATAGAAAAGGCATTAATTGAATATTTAAAGAAAAATTAAAAAACTTTTAAAGGACACATCGTATGGTGTGTCTTTTTTATTTCAAGAGGTTAATTATGTTAATGAAGATATGTGGTAAGTGTGGAAAGAAAATAGGAATAAATGAAGTATGCAGTTGTACAAAGGAAAGGCATAAGGTATATGATAGAGAGTATAGGAATAAAGATAATGCAGAGTTCTATCATAGTAAAGCTTGGAAGAGGATGACTGCACTATGTAAGTTAAAAGCTAATGGCTTAGACTTGTATGAACTGGTTATAAATAATAACATAGTTAAAGGTACTCTCTCACATCATATAGATGAGTTAGAAGAGGCAAGAGATAAAGTCTTAGATATTAATAACCTAATATGGATAAGTGATAAAACACATAGCTATATCCATTCAGAATATAATAAAAATTTAGAGAGTAAAAATAAAATGAAAGAAGTTTTATTTAATATTATAAAAAATTATTACAAGTAGGGGGGAGTCAAAAAAAGTTTTTGGTCTTTGGCTTTGATACCGCTTCCCCTCTATTTTCTGGAGAAAATGCCAGAAATGAAATTTTCAGTTTATGGAGGTGAAAAAATATGGCAGGAAGAAGTAGAAAAATTATTGATATAAGTTCAGGAAAAATCGGAAAAGAAAAAATAAAAGCTAGACAAGAACAAGAAAAAAAATTGAAAATAGATAGAGATAATTTAATTGCTCCTGATTGGTTATCTAAAGCTGCAAAAGAAGAATTTGAAAGAATTGTTTTTGAAGCAGGAAAAGTAAATATTTTAGATAACTTAGATTTAGGAATATTAGCCATCTACTGTAACTCTTATGATAGTTATGTAAATGTTAGTAAGAAGTTACAAAAAGAAGGTCCTGTTTGTTATAAAGAAACTGCCAATGGAGAAATTGAAATTATAAACCCTCTAATAAATGTCCAGGAAAAATATGTAAAACAAATAATGCAATGCTCAACAAAATTAGGACTTGCAACTACAGATAGATTAAAATTAGTCGTACCAATTAGAGAAGAACCTGCTGAAAATAAATTTATAACTTTGTTAAAAGCAAGAAAGCAAGGCTAATATGATAAAAGATAGGACAACAGCCTATGCAAAATTAGTTGTAAGTGGTAAAAAAATAGCAGGCAGAAAGGAGTATTTAGCATGTAAAAGACATTTAAATGATTTAAAAAATAAGAAATTAGAGTATAAATTTGATGTTGAAGAGGCAGAATTTGCTATAAATTTTGCAAATACTTTAACATTAAAAGATGGAACTAATTTAAAAACAAGAGGCTTTCAAGATTTTATAATAGGTTCATTACATGGCTGGAAGAAAAAAAGAACAAAAGAAAGAAGATTTAGAGAGGCTTATTTGCAAGTTGGCAGAAGAAATGGGAAAAGTTTCTTATCAGGAGCAGAATCCACAATGTTTAGTACATTGTTAGGAAATAAAGATAGGATATTCTGTGCTGCAACTAAGCAAGACCAAGCCAATATTGTATGGGATGAAATAAGAAACTTTATAGAGTCTGACAATGATTTAAGTGAACTTTATAAAATAAAAGAACATGACAGAACTATAAAGAGCCTAGCAACTGGAACGGTTATAAGGTCAATAGGTAGAGATACAAAATCAATGGATGGGTTTGGTAACATTTTAGCTATATGTGATGAGTTACATGCACACCCAAATAATCAGATGTATAAACTGTTGCTAGATGGTCAAGCTGATGTTGAGAATGCTTTAACATTAGCTATTACTACAGCAGGTTTTAACTTAAATGGTTTCTGTTATGAACACTATAAATTTTGTGAAAAAATATTAGAGGGAGTTGTTGAAAAAGAAACTCTCTTTATTTTTATATGTGAAATGGATAAGGATGATGATATATGGGACTGGAAGAACTGGCTTAAATCTAATCCTTATTTTTTATTTGAAGAAGACGGTATTACACCAAATAAAAAGAAGATAGCTTTATACAGCCAAAAAGCAATAGATGCAAAAGAGAAGGGGGGAGATGAATTAACCAACTTCTTAACAAAGCAATTAAATATGTGGGTAACTGCAAAAGATGGGCAATATATAGATTTAAGTAAATTCAAAGAATGTGAAAGCAATTTGACACTTGAAGATATGAAAGGGAAAGAGGCTTATTTAGGTTTTGACTTATCTAAGGGTGGAGATTTAACAAGTATAGCCTTAGTATTTCCATTAGAAAATAATCAGATATATATTTATAGTCATTCATTTATGCCTGAGTTAAGACTTGCAGAACATGAAAAAACTGATGATGTTCCATATAGGATATGGGTAAGAGAGGGACTTTTAACATTGACTACTGGAGCATTTGGAATAAAGACTGATTATAAGTTTATTGTTACTCACTTAAAAGAAGTAATTGAAAGATATAATATTAAAATTTTAGAGTGTGGGTATGATGCTCACAATGCTGGAAGTTTTTTAAGTGATTTAGATTTTTTAGATTGTGATCTAACAGAAGTTAAACAATCTGCAAAAAGTTTAAATGATGCAACAGTGGATTTTGCTTTATCAGTTGAGGCAGTTCAAATTTTATACGATAAGAGAAACAGTTTATTAAAATGGTCTATTGTTAATGCTACAACTGTTTCAAATAGTTTTGGAGAAAAGAAAATTGATAAACAATCTCAAAAAAATAGAATAGATCCTGTTGATGCAATAATAGATGCATGGAAGATTATGCTAATAAATAAAAAAGAAACAGTAAACAATGATGAAGCTGTTGAAGAATGGCTTGATTTAATCAATAAAAGGAGGTGAGAGAGTGAATATATTTAGAAAATTTTTTAATAAAGGAGAGGAAAAAAAGCAGAAAACAGCAATTAATTCTATGAATTTTGGTGAATTTTTTGGAATAAATGTAAGTTCAGATTTATCAGAAGTAACATATTTTACTTGCTTAAAAGTATTATCTGAAAGTGTTGGAAAACTATCTTTACACTTGAAGGATAATGATAATAACAAAATATTAAATCATGAGGCATTACAAAAATTGAAATTTTCACCAAACCCATTCATGACTTCAACACCTATGATGACATTAATGGAAATGTGGAGAAACCATCATGGCAATGCTTATGCTTATCTAAGTTATGATAATAGAGGGCATTTAGTAGGTATTTATCCTTTACACCCTCAAAAAGTTAAAATATGGATAGACAATGCAAAAATATTCAGTGGTAAAGAAGATTTATATTATGAATATAACAAAGATGGGAAAATTTATCTATTTCAAAAAGATGAGATACTACATTTAAAAGGTGGTTTAAGCAAAGATGGTATTGTAGGTATGTCAATAAGAGAAACATTGGCTACAACATTAAATGGAGTAAAAGCAAGTCAAAAATACTTAAATAATTTATATGATAGAGGCTTAACTTCAAAGGCAATTTTGAGATATACTGGTGATTTAAACAAAGAATTGCAAAAGAAAATGTTAGAAAAGATAGAAGAATTTATTAGCAGTGAAAGCAATCCAACAGGAATATTACCATTGCCACCTGGAATGGATATAGTTCCATTAGATTTAAAACTAACTGATAGTCAGTTTTTTGAATTAAAAAAATATACAGCTTTACAAATAGCAGCTGCTTTTGGAGTAAAGCCAAATCATTTGAATGATTATGATAAGTCAAGCTATGCAAACTCAGAAATGCAAAACTTGACTTTTTATATTGATACTCTTTTATATATTCTGACACTTTATGAAGAGGAATTTAATTTAAAACTTCTTACAGAAAGTGAAAGATTAAAAGGGCTACATTTTGAATTTAATGTAGCAAGTATTTTAAAAGGGGATCTAAAAACACAAGCTGAATGTTTAACCAAGTATGTTCAAAGTGGAATATACACAATAAATGAGGCTAGAAAAATGGCAGGACTTACTGCAATAGATGGAGGTGATGTAATTGTAATGAATGGAAGTTATGTGCCATTGCAAAAATTAGGAATAGCTTATGAAAAAGGAGGTGCTAAAAGTGAGTAAAAATAAGTGGTTAGAAATAAAAAATCAGGCAGAAGTTACTGAAATTTATATCAATGGCGATATAGAAAGTGATTCAGAAAATGATGGTTTTTTAGAAGAAGTATGGGGAATAAAAGATACTAATATATATCCATTGGATATAAAAGATGCTTTAAAAGAAGCAGAAAATAAAGAGGTCCATGTTCATATAAATAGCTATGGCGGAGATATGTTTGCTGGTGTTGCTATTTGTAATATGTTAAAAAATCACAAAGGAAAAACAGTAGCTTATGTTGATGGTTTAGCTGCAAGTGCAGCATCAATAATTGCTTTTGGTTGTGATGAGATTATTATTCCAAGTAATGCTTATTTAATGATACACAGAGTAAGTTGTGGAATATTTGGTAATGCTGATGATTTTTTAAAACAAATAGAAGTCTTGGAAAAATTAGAAGATGGAATTGCTAATACTTATGAAGAAAAAGCAGTTGAAGGAGTTACCAAAGAACAAATATTAAATCTAATGAAAGAAGAAAGTTGGTTTAATGGTCAGGAAGCAGCTAAATATTTTGATGTAAAGGTTGATGAAAAGGCTAATTTTGTAAATTATGTATCTACAAATCAAAAATTTAAAAATATTCCTAAAAATATTTTAAATAAAATTAATGATAAAAAAGCAGAATTAGAGGAAAAAGAAAGAATTAAATTGGAAAATATGAAAAAAGAAATTGAAATAGAGTTATTAACAGGAGGTATTTAATTATGAAAAAATCAGTAGAATTAAAAAAGGAATTAGAAACACTTAGAAATGAAATCACATCATTAAAAGATAGTGGAAAGATTGAAGAGGCACATGCTAAGTTAAATAATTTAAAAGATTTAGAAAATAGAATAAAAGAGGCAGAAACAGAGGAGGCTTTAACAGTTATGAATAAAGGTAACAAATCACCATTAGGAACAAATGAAGAAATGGATGTTAATAGAATTTATAATAAAGTTCTATTAGGAAAATCTATAACAGAAGAAGAAAAACAATTTTTAAATGCAGCTGGAACACCAGGGCAAGTAGAAGCAACAGATGGAAAAGGTGGTTACTTAGTACCAACAGAACAATTTAATCAAATAAAAGAGTTAAGAAGAAATAAAGTGGAATTAAAAGTTTTATGTAATGTTCAACCTGTTAAATCTTTAAAAGGAACTATGCCTATTGAAAAAGATGGAACAGGTGAATTAATAGCTTTTGAAGAGTTAAATGAAATAAATAAATCAGATATTGATTTTGCACAAGTTGCATATAATGTTGCAGATTATGGAGACATTATCCCTATATCAAATACTTTACTTGCAGATGAAACTGCTAATTTAACTGATTATATTGGAAAAAGATTTACTAAAAAGGCAATCAATACTGAAAACAAAAAGATAGTTGCAATATTAAAAACATTAACTCCAAAACCAGCAGCAGATTATACTGTTATTAATACAGCATTAAATGTTGATTTAGACCCAGAAATATCTGCTAATGCAATAATTATAACTAACCAAACAGGGTTTAATTTCTTAGATAACTTAACAGATAAACAAGGTAGACCTTTATTAGATGTAAATTTACAAGATACAACACAAAAAATCTTTAAAGGTAGAAAAATAGTAGTTTTAAAAGATAATTTATTACCAATGAATACTACAAAAGCACCTGTGTTTGTTGGAGATTTAAGTGAATTTATAACATTCTTTGACAGAGAAGGGTTAGAACTTGCATTATCAACTGAAGCAGGATTTACTAAAAATGCTACATATATCAGAGCAATAGAAAGATTTGATATTAAAAAAGTAGATGCTGATGCTATGGTTTATCTTGAGTTAGTAACAAAATAATAGGTGATTGATATGGCAGATATTTTAACTTTGGAAGAAGCTAAAAACTATCTAAGAGTTGATTACAATGAGGATGATACATTGTTGCAATCTTTAATGATTGCAGCAATAGATTATCTTAGAGATGCAATAAATGACTTTGATAAAAAAGCAACAAAAGAAAAGTTTATTAAAAGGGCTAAAATTCTAGCTTGTGTACTTGTGCAAGATTGGTATGATAACAGAGAGCAAAAGGAAAGTAAAGACCTTAGTTATACAGCTAGAAGTCTATTAACCCAGTTACAAGTGGGTGATAACTTTGAATGATATAACTAAGAGATTAAGACATTTTATTGATGTATATCATATGATAGACACAGTTAATGAACTTGGAGAAAATGAGAAAAAGCCAGAGTTATTAAAAAAAGCATACTGTGAAATAGTTCCTTTAAATTCTAGTGTAAAAAATGGAGAAGCTGGAACAGAAGAAAATCAACATCAATTCAAATTCATATTTAGAGTAAAATCAGTTCCTGGAATAAAAAAGGACTGGTTTTTTATTTATGAGGGCTTGAAGTATGAAGTTATTTATTTCAACAGAGATTTTAAAGATAATCAGTTCATAGAAGTTTTTTGTATAAGAAAAGAGGAGTAAATCAAAAAAATCTCACAAATATATGAGATTTTTTTGATTAAATTACTTCAAAGAATTTTTTAAACTAGATTTTAATTTTTTGATTTCAGAATAAATTTCTGCTTTAATGTACTGTTCTTCTTCTTCAAATATTTTCTTTAGATTTCTACATAGAATTTCTTTTTGTTCAGTTGATAAATCTAAGGACTTTCCAATTTCTTCTGATGCTTTAGTAATTTTATTTGAAACATTATTAGATAGCATTTTTACCACCTCCTTTTATATATTATAATTTTTTTTATTGTAAAAAACAAATTAAAAATTTCTCTTGACTTTTGTGTAAACATATATTATTATATTTGTGTAGCCAAAAGTTAGGAGGTGTAGAAATGGAAGCTACAAAAAAGAAAATGGGTAGACCTACAATTAATCCTAAAAATATTCAAACTAGAATTAGAATGTCAGAAGAAGAAGTAGAAAAGTTAGAATTTTGTGCTAAGGAAAAAAATATAACAAAATCAGAAGTTATTAGATTAGGAATTGAAAAGGTTTATCAAGAAATAATAGGAAATAAAAAAAATTAGAGATTGCACCACCGACCAAAGCGTTCAATCTCTAATACACAAGAAGTTACCCTCTTATGAAATCTATTATATCATAAGAGAGTACTTCTATCAATTAATAATTTTGAAAGGAGTATTTTTTAATTATGGACAAATTTGAGTTAGAAAAGTTAAGTTTAAAAATGGAAGCCTTAGATGATTTATTACTGGCTATGGAAGAAGCTATATTTAGTGAAAATTATGCTATTTCAAATTATAGGAAAGGCTTTGCACATTTAACAGATATGGCTAGTGAAATAAGTGAAAAATTAAATCAAATGGTACAAGAGGTGTTTAAAAATGATAAAAGAAAATAATAAAAATGAAATAATAACAATAAAAAATGTAAGAGGATATATAGATGAAAAAGGTACTGCTTGGTTAAATCTTGAAGATGTTGCAAGAGGTTTAGGATTTACTACCGTTGCCACTAGTGGCAATGAAATTGTAAGATGGGCAAGGGTAAAGGGATACTTAAAAGATTTAGGTTCCCAACAAGTTGGGAAAGAAAGTTTTATCCCTGAAAATGTTTTCTATAAACTATGTATGAAAGCAAATAATGAAGTTGCAAGGAAATTTCAAGATAGGGTATGTGATGAAATATTACCAAGTATTAGAAAATATGGAATGTATGCCACAGATGAATTATTAGATAATCCAGATTTAATAATAAAAATGGCAACTAGATTAAAAGAAGAAAAGGAAAAAAATAAAGAACTTGAAGATAAGATGAAAGAAAATAAGCCAAAAGTATTATTTGCAGATTCAGTTGAAACTTCTAAAACTTCAATATTAGTTGGAGATTTAGCAAAAATAATAAAACAAAATGGAATTGATATAGGGCAAAAGAGATTATTTGAATGGATGAGAGAGAATGGATATTTAATAAAAAGACAAGGATCTGATTATAATATGCCAACTCAAAAATCAATGGAGCTTGAATTATTTGAAATAAAAGAAACAGCAGTAACACATTCAGATGGACATATTTCAGTAAATAAAACTAGTAAGGTTACAGGTAAAGGGCAAGTATATTTTATAAATAAGTTTTTAAAAGATAAAATAGCATAATTAAATTAAGAGGAGAAGTTAAAATATCTCCTCTTTTTTAATAAATAAAAACTTAAAAGAGGAGGTGTAATTATGGGAGTTTTTTCAACAAATGATTTAGAAGTTCTTGAAAAAGAAGTATTAAGACTTGCTAGAAAATACCCAAAAGAAGCTAAAAAATTTTTACAAAAACAAGGGAATAAATTAAAAGCTAAGGCTAAAAAGAAAGCAAAATCTAAAGTAAAAGTAAAAAAAGGTAACTATTTAAAAGGTTTTAAAAGAGGTAAAGTTTATAAATATAAAGGTGAAGAAGACACAGTTAGAGTTTATAACTCAATGCCTCATGCACATTTAATAGAAAATGGACACATCATAAAAGATAAAACTGGGAAAGAACATGGTTTTAAAAAAGGAGAGCATATTTTAGAAGATTCACAGAGAGAGTTTCAAGATGAATTTTTAAAAGCTGCAGATAACTTTATTGATGAAGTTATAAAAAATGGAGGTTTCTAATGATTAAACTAAGTCAGATACTAAAAGCAGTTAATACAAAATTGAAAGAAACATTTCCTAAAATAGAAATTGATAGTAAAGATTTATCTGAAAAATTTAATAGACCTAGTTTTAGGACTGAATTAGATGGTCTTAAAACAAGTGCTTTTATGACTACTTTTAAGGAAAGAAACTTTACAATCAGAATTTATTTTTTTACTACTTTACCTGGTAAAGGAAGAGAAGAAAGATTAAAAATATCTGATGAAATTGAAGATGCTTTCTTAGGTACATTGTTGGTAAATGAAACTTTTGCTATTCCTGTTGATGAAATAGAGTTTGAAGAAACTGAAGATGGAGTATTAATAGCAAGTTTTGATAGTTTAAGTATGGAAGAAATAGAAAATGATGTAGATGGTGAAATGATGGAAGAATTAGAATATCATTTCGATAAAAAATAGGAGGTTAATATATGGGATTACCTAGCATTGAGATAATTTTTAAACAATTAGCTGTAACAGCTGTAAAAAGAAGTCAATTAGGTATAGTTGGATTGATAGTAAAAGAATCTACTAAACAATGGGATAGAAAAGTATATAAGAATATTACAGATATAGAAGCTGGAGATTATTCTGCTGAAGTATTACCATTAATTAAAGATAGCTTTGAATATACACCAAATAAAGTAGTTGTATTCAATATTAAAAATGGAACAATATCTGATACATTAAAAAAAGTTGCACAAGAAAGAATTAACTGGGTAGGATTAGCTTATGATGGAAAAGATGGAGATACTGCAACTCTTGTTTCATGGATCAAATCTACGAGAAAAGCAGGTAAAACTTATAAAGCTGTTGTATTCAATGCTACTAAGCCAGATAACAAAGGCATAGTAAACTTAATGAATGATAAGGTTACATTTGTTGACAACAGAGGAGAAGTTGAAGGGTGGCAATATGTACCAACAATCTTAGGAATGTTAGCAGGTTTACCAATGACTAGATCAGCTACTAGCTTTTTATGTGGAAATTTAAAAGAAGTATCAATATTTGATGATATAAATGATGTTATTGATAAAGGTGGTTTCTGTTTGTATAAAGATGAAGGAGATATAAGAGTTGCTAGAGCATGTACATCACTTCAAGAAATAACACAAGATGAAACTGAAGATATGAAAGACATTATCATAATTGAATCTATGGACTTAATGAGAGATGATATTTACTCAACATTCAAAAAATGGATAGGTAAGTATAAAAACAAATATGATAATCAAGTTTTATTCTTTACTGCAATTAATGCTTATTTCAAAGAATTAGAGAAAGAGGATATTTTGGATAAAGAATATGATAACTATTCAGAAGTTGATGTTGAAGCACAAAGATTAGCATGGCTTGGAGTAGGTAAAAAAGAAGTGGAAGAATGGGATGATGAGAAAATCAAAAAACTAACATTTAAGAAAAAGGTATTTATGAAAGCAAATATCAAAATATTAAATGCTGTTGAAGACTTTAAATTTACTATCAATATGTTTTA